ACCGTGTAGCCGGGCAGCGCCTCGGCGAGCACGCCCGCCAGATACGTCCGGGCACTCATCCGACCACCGGCCTACCGGCCGGCCTGAGCAGGGCCTTGACGCTCCAGTCCATCGGCCACACGGTGACGGTGAACCCTTCGGCGCCGAACTGGTCGCCAGAACCCACCGTGCCAGAGCGCTGCAACGCCCTGGCCTGCAACGCCTGCGCCATGCGGTACCGCTCAGGGACCTCGTCGCCCTCGGCCAGGGCCGGGGCGAACGCCTCACACTGAGCCTGCGCCACCGCGAGCAGCGCCGTCAGTTCCGCATAGTCGCCGTCGTCCTCGACGTCGAACGGGCACAGCGGCCAGTACGGCCGCATGTCGTCCTCAGCGGTGAGCCAGGCCATTACACGCCACCGAACGCCAGGACTCGCACCTTCGCCGTGCCCTCCGCGGTGCGCCCGTACAGCACATCATCCGAACGCCTCGGACGGACCACGAGCGGACTCGTTGCCGTCGTGTAGTCGTCAACGGCCCATCCGGTCCCAGCGACCACATCCGCAGCGCCCAGGGTCACCTGCACGAGCGTGCCGACGTCCAGCAGGGCCTCCGTCAGGGTCTCGCTCCAGAGCAGCGCCTCCTCGACGTCGGGGGAGACCAACTGGACCGCCGTAGTACCCACGGTCACCTCGTAAGACTTGATCATTTCGCCTCCAATCCGAGCGAAGAGCCCCCACCCCCCGCGATGGGCAGGGGGCGGGGGCTCAGTGGGAAGGGGCTCAGGCGTCCGCAACCAGGCGAAGGCCCAGGCTGTTGTGCACGATCGTCGCGTAGTACCCGAACAGGCCGGTCTCCACACCGCCCGTGCTGATGCTCTCCGCGTCGATGCGGATCGGCGAACCGGGCAGTTCGTGCAGGGTCATCGCCTCACGGGAGCCCACGAGCACCTTGTTCGTCAGCGATGCCGAGGACGTCGGCACGATCCGGAAGCCGCCCAGGGCGCCATCCTCGATACCGAGGGCGGCGCCGATGTACTCCAGGCTGTCCTCCCGGCGGGTGAGGAGGAACTCGCGCCAGAGGTCGGAGCCGACGACGGCGAACGTCGGGGTCGCGTAGTCGATCATCGCCAGGGCGCCGTCCACGATCTTGACAGCGGCCTCAGCGACACCCGAAGGCACGGTGCCCACAGTGACCGCCGTCGAACCGGCCACGAGAGCGGCCAGCACAGCGGCATCCCGCTTCTTGGCGTAGTCCTCCGTGGCAGCGGCGAAGAACGCGCGCCAGAACTCCTCGGACGGAAAATCGCGGTGAACCCTATCGAGCGCCCAGCCGCCCGCGATCCGGGCCACGGTCGCCTCGACAGCCTCCGTGTCCACCTCGTTCGACGTCGGCTGGGTCGGGAAGCCGTTGTATGCGGCTACGGTCGGGGCCTTGCCGCTCACGAAGCGCCAGCCGGTGACCTTCGGCCCGGTCAGGTTCGCGTGGCCCACGAGGGGGGCGTACTTCTCGACGTAGGACTTGCCGGCCCACAGTTCGCCGACGTACTGAGGCTGGTTGGTCACGGCGAACGCGTCCGCAGCGGTGACCTCGTCCAGCGCAGCGAGCAGGCGAGACGGCTGCATGGTGGCGCCAGCCGCAGCGAGGCGAGCGAACAGCGTGGGGAGGGCCGGGGCGTCGCCCTCAGCCTTCAGGGCCTTGCTCGCCAGAAGCGAGCCAGCGGGAACGGTGGCAGCAGAAGCCATAACCTTCTCTTCCTCTTCGGTGTCCTCGGGCTTCTCGCCCTCGTCGGTGTTCTCACCCGCGGCGGGAGCCGGGGCAGCCTCGGGGACGGTCTCGCCGTCCGTGGTCTCGTCCTCGTCGTCCTCGACGTCGCCAGCGTCCGCAGCGGTGAGCAGCGCGGACGGGAATGCCGGAGCCACGACGGCGGCAACGGCGCTCAGGGCGCCAGAGAGGAGCCGCCCGCCCCGGATAACCGGGTCGTCCAACTCGACACTCAGACCGGCGCGCAAGCCCTCGGCAACCTCGGCCAGGAGGTCATCCCCCGCGCGGGTGCGGGCCACGCGGAACGTGGCAACGAGCCCCTCGGGGGTCTCCTCCACCGCCGTCGCCCGGCCCACCGGCGCCGTGCGCGCGTGCTCCAGGTTGAGCGTGATCGCCGAGACGTCGTCGGGAACGGCGACGCTCCCAGCGGACGCCGTGACCCTGCCCAGGTTCGTGCGGCCCTCCTCGCCGAAGGGGAGGGCCAGGCCCGTAATGGTCCGGTCCTCCAGATTCGCCGTAAGGCGCATGTTCAGTCCTCTCGCGCCGGACCCTGGGCCGGCTGATTCGGGGTCGAAAGATATTCCAGGTCAAACGCGATGCGGGTACCCCGCGGAGTCACGTCATCCTGGGAAAGACGCGCCTCGATAGGCGTAGCCCAATACGCCAGGGAGTAATCCACCAACTCATTCCGGCGCCCCTCCTGCGTGGAATAGGTGAGGCTCGCCGTCGCGGTGCTGCCATCCAGCAGCGCCGCGGGAATGTTCAGGAAGTTCGCCACGTCCAACCGGATCGCATTACGGCCCTCCACGAACAACTCCGTGGGGGCGTCGCCATGAATCCGGGCCTCGACATTCGCAGGCGTGAACGCCGTAGCGTTCCCAGCCGAACGTGCCGACTCCCACGCGGTGAGCAGGTCGTCCACCTCATCCACGGTGAGCGGCATCGCTGCGTCCGTGGAATGCAACTCCACCAGCGGCACGGGCGACGTCACCCGCGAGGACCACGCTTGCTCCATCGCCAGCGCCGCCCGGATCGTGGACGCCGCAATCTCCGTCAGCCCCTCCTGAGGACCTTGGAACAAGATCACCTCATCGGCCTCAACGGGTTGGCCGTTGACCACTACCCGCAGGTCAGCACCGACGCTCCACCACTCCGGCGGAACCCGCACGGCGTCGGTGATCTGCCCCGACGCCCCACGCTCCACAGCCCACAGCGACGCCCCGCCAAAGATCAGGTCGTCCAGCGTCCAAGCCATCCGGGTCTGTGGGGCGACGTCCGTGGACGTGCGGTAGACCCACGCGGGGGCAGCGATCTTCTCGGCGCCCCGGAAGGTGGCGAGCGGCTGGCGAGACAGCGTGCCCACGATCAGGGCGCGTGCCTTCGCCACCGCAGGGACTCGCATCGCATCCGCTCGGGTGACGACGTCGGCCTCTGCGCCGAGGACGTCGGACCACGCGATCTTGGACAGCGTGCCGGCCGTCCACGGGCTCACAACGCCCGTGGAAGCGGCCAGATTCGGCGCAGCCGCTACACGACTGGCAAACTTAAAAGCGTCGAAGAAACCCATTTACCTTCGTCCTTGTGCGGTAGCGACCACGATGCGCGTAGGCACCCGGTCCGGCTCAGAGTCGAACTGCCACAGCGCCAGCGACGCTGCAACCAACGGGCACACGTCATTAGCGGACGCCTTGCGAGCGAAATACCGGCCGCCCTCCGTCTGGCGCCACGCGGCGCCCTCGGCAGCGGCATTCAGGCTGACCTGGTCGAAATGCCGAAGGCGACCCTCGGAAAGGTCCGACACGAGGCGCTGCGCTGCGCCCTGCGCATCCTTCGCCGTCGAGGCGACCAACCGCACACCGCGCAGTTTGGATATCTCAGCGGCGGGACCGTGATTCGCCCCGATAGCGTCATACCGCACCGGCACCCGGTACTTCGTGGCGAGCGTGTGAACGGACTTCGGCAACCAGGCCGTGCCCTGCCGGTGCTCCAGTACGCCGATGTGCGCGACGCCGTCGCCGTCGCGCCACGCCCCGACTACCGCAGCGCTAGACCCGTCCGGGGCGACGTCGAACGCGACGCCGAACCGCTCGGGGCGAGGCAGGACCGGGGTCGCCCCCGCCCGCCACGCCACCTGATCAATGGCAGAGGTGCCGGAGTCCGGCGGCCACATCCCCAGGTACTCCATCGACCACTGAGGCACGCTCAGGCCAGCGCGCCGGGCGCGCATCTTCGGCAACGTCGTCAGCGTCCCGATGCCAGGATGCGTGGCGATCCAAACCGCCTCGTCCTCGACGTCGGCATGCTCCGGCGCCGCATGCTCGCTCAACCCGTAGCCGGGCGCGCCATTGCGCCCCGCCTCCAGCGCAGACCAGAACCAACCCGCCCGCACCTTGCCGGGCGTACCGCTCAGGATCACCTGCCCGCCGTCCAGCGTGTCCAGAAGTGGCATGACGCCCTGGCGCAAGTCCTCAGACTGCGCCGGTGTGAACTCCTGAGGTTCGTCCACGTAAACGCATGCGCCGTCGCCACGGAAAGACTCCGGCTTCGGCGCCACCGCCGTCAGGCGGGAGCCATTGCTCCACTCGATCGCCTCGTGGCCGGCGCCCCGGAAAATCCGGGGTCCGCCATTCTCCACAGGGTAGAAGCGCTCCAGCGACCGCGCTACGGCCATGAAACGGTCCCGCGCCTTGACGCCCGTCTGCGCCGTCACGATCCATTGGGAATCCGGCACCGTCTCGCACCGGCCAAGAATCCACGACCAAACAGCCGTCGTCTTACCCGCGCGGCGAGGCCAGGAAATCGCCGTCGTCTCGTGACCGGCGTCCAGGAGGTCACCTAGCGCCACCTGATGCGGGTGCAGGTCGAACCGCAGCATCGGCGCGCCAACCTCGATGGCGCTCATGTGATCACCCCCCGGGCGTGAAAAGCCCCCGAAAGAAGAGGGGCGTGGACGGCAGGCGTGGGCTTTCAGCCGGGCCAAAAGAACACCGGGAGCGGGGCACCTAGTGGCGCCCTATGTCGAGGGTCTCGGTCGGATGGGTGGGCCGGTCACGAGTTCGTTCCCTGGTCGCCCCGCTCCGCGGGGTGAAGGACCGGGAGGCAGGCAGTCTCCGCATCTATTTGCGCGAGCGCTGTCCTTGCTTCCCGTTTTGTCCCTCACGGGGTCCGTACCATCTGACGCCCGAAAACGTAACATAATGTCTCGGGCATTCTTGTGGTGGGTTAGGCGGCTTCGCTTTCCCCTGATTCTTGCTCGGCCATGAGAGCGGCTACGCCTGCATTGCTCAGGGCGCGTCGGTGACCCGGACCCCCCCAGGGTCCGGGACGTTCGTCCGTGGCGTTCAGGTACTCGAGCACGCGCGTTTCCGCCAGGCGCAGGCGCCCGTCCACCTGACCGACCGTGAGGTTGGTCTGCTCTGCGATGAGGCGAGTAGGTTGGCCGGCCACGTACCTCCGGAAGATCAGGGCGCGTCCCTCGAGGTCGAGTCGGTTGACCGCCTTGTCAACGTCGGCACGACCTGTGGCAACCCGCGCCACGTAATCCTCGGCGCGCTCGAGGCTGGCAGGCATGATCCGGCGACCCTCTGGCAACGGGAAAGTGGCAGGTGCCCACTTGCCGTCGAGTGCCGAGGCGAGCGCTTCCCGAGTCCACCGGAAGGCATCGCTGCGCTTCTCGTGCGTGGCGATGTGCTTCTTCGCCACCGCATCCAATGTCTCCACAAATGCTTGCTCGAACAACCGCCCGTCTTTCATGCGAGCACGGGTGAGCCGGTGCATGTGGGTCAGCATCCATTCCCAGGCTTGGTTCTGGAAGTCGTCGGATTCTGCGCCGAACTTCCTGGCACGCTTCCCGACCAACCGAGCGATACGCTCCATCTCGGAATACAGCTGAGGATCAATCTTGGTAGTCATTCGTTTCCCTTTCTACCACTGAAGGGGCCGCGGCTCTAGCCGCGCCGTACTTGGGTTGNNCGCGCCCTCCCGCAGCCCGGTTGCACCGGGCGTGTGCTGGTTGCGTGTTTTCGATCCCGGGCGCCCCGCCGAGGGCGCGCGGGATGATGTGATCCACGTCCCAGGCGTCCCGGTCGGTGACCGGGCGCCCACATTTGGAACAGGGTTGTGGAAGTCGCGCGCGCCAGTAGGCGCGTGCGTTGACCGAGGCGGCGCCGCCCCAGCGGCTCACGGCCGCAGGCGGCGCGCGTGGCGATTCATGATGACGATGCAGGCGCCGCAGGCGAGCGCCTGCGCGAGTAGGTACCAGTTCATGTGTTTCCTCTCCCGCGCGCGTGTGCGCGCGTTTGTTGTTCGATGATTACCGAACGGCGCCGCTGAGTAGCAGCGGTGCGGCGCCGTGAGGTTTGACCGTCGCCTGACCGATAGGGAGGGCGACGTTGGTTGATTCACACACCGCTTCGCTTTCGGCTTCGCGGTGTGACTCGGCTCGAAAG